TGTCTTTCCAGAAGGTTAAGGAAGAATACCAACCACATACTTACATTCAGGGACACCATCCAAATCAGTATGTGAGAGGTCAGGGTCCACAACAGAAACCTAATGTAAATAAGGGTCAACAGGCACAGGCGCAGCCACAACAACCATCGATTGACCAGATACATGATGGACGTTCACCTGCTATACAAGATCCACTACCTGCGTTTAAAGATATTCCGTTAAAAGGTAATGTGCAGGGAACTGGCACAATAGACGATCCAATTGACGTTGGTGACGATATCGAGAAGGCAGCACAATTACTTAACGAAGGCAAGCACGTAAGGCTGAATACTCCTAACGAAGTTACAATTCTGGTAAACAATCTGGCTACTGATATTGCACAGAAGAAAGCCAGAGGTGAACAACATACAGATTATGACTTATGTAACATTACTATCAAAGGTAAATCACTGTTCTGTGTAGAAGCTAAGGACATTCCACGTATTGAAATGCCACAAATGAGTGGCAAACCTAAACCTGGGAGTCCTGGCGACAGGCTACCTAAGAATGCTAAAGGTGAGATCGATACTGCGAGTCAGTTCGTTGCAGCGTTAGTTGACAACAACGTTAAAGTCACTGACGAAATGGTTCCAGCTAACACTTTGCGAGCGACACAGAACCAACTCCAATTGGAGAAGGTTCACGGTATAGCGGATGCGAAAGCAAGTGGAGTTGATCTTACACAGGTACCTATATTCGTTACTAGAGATAACTATGTAGTTGACGGGCACCATAGGTGGGCTGGCATTCTGTTTGATGACATGCGACAAGGTAAGGAAGGTCAAACGCAGATTAAAGTCCATAGAATGGATGTAGATATTGGTGCTGGAATTACATTCGCTACAATGTGGGCGGATTACATTGGTATACCTCCAACTGGAATAGCTACCAAGTTACTTGCGGCTGAGAATACCAAGGCAGAACCAAAACAACCTACAGCTACACAACCAAAGCTACTTGAGAAATACATCGGAAACATTCTTGAGCTATATCAACCACATACTTACGTTAGAGGACATCACCCTAATCAATATGTAAGAGGGTTTGGGCCGGTCCCAAAAGTAGTTACGCTGAGGAAGTTAAGTCCAGAAGAAGCAGAGAAAACATTCGGACCCTCAGCCAAGCCTCAGCCACAAAAAGTAGATACACGTACAGATATAGAGAAAGCATCGGACTTTCTAAAAGCTGTTGACACAGCTAAAACTTCTGACGAAGTTGCTGATGCGTTGCATCGGTCATGGATTAACAACAAAATAGAAGTTGATTTCAAGAACATAGATATAGAGAATTCCAAAAGCATAGCTAAAGCGGCATACAACTTCATGCAGCACTATCCAGAGGATGCCGCTCTGTTGGATTACTATGGTACGGATAAGTATGTAAAGGCTGCGGATCACCCTACGTCATGGGAAGTAATTAATAGTGGTGCTCATACTATAGATCAAAGTCCAGACCACATTTATGCTACGACTCCAACTAGAAGAACATCAACACTGATTAGGCACGGTGGACCTCACGCTGCGGTTGTATTTAACAGTAAGAAATTCAAAGACCCTCCATCACTGATAAGTTTACCAGAGATACCATTTGGTATTGAATCGTCATATCAGGCTGACATTGCAATGGGGTTCCATCCACCATCCAAGTTTAGTGGTGCATATTCCATTGCAACGCATGAGTTAGGTCATTTACTCCAGTTCGGTGCAGATGAATCAGAAGCTTACATGCTTTGGGAAAACTATTCAAAACCGTCTGGACTTAGACGTATACAATACGAAGATGAATTTCTTGCTCAGAACACAAAGAATTTTGTATCTAGATATGCAAGAGCTAATGATCTAGAACGATTTGCTGAATCATTTGTTGATGTGGAACTGAACGGCTTACGTGATAAAGCTCCAGAAGACGCTAACATAATGGATAGGTTCCTCAAGCGTTATAAACGGGAAATGTCTGAATACAGGGAACTTTATAACTCGAAACCTTACCAAAGTGAAGTTGAGAAGGCGAAACAGTTTCAAGCAGAGCATCCATTACACAAGGCTACGAATGTTAAGGAAGCTGTCAACTTAAGGAAACTTAATCAACAGGAGATCGAGCACTACTTTGGTAAGGAAGGCGCTCAGTACGCTAAAGAGCAGAGAAAACTACGTTTAGGTACCATTTGGACATTGAATCCAGCACATAAGGTACCATGTCTGTGTGAGGATTATGTAGGCTTTTATCCCGCTGGCACCCATGTTCCAGCTAGACCACATCCAAATTGTTTCTGTTCTATTACTCGCATGATGATGGTTAAGGTAGAACCACACCATATTAATAGATACCGAGAAGCACGACAATATGCTCCACATACTTATGCACGAGGACACCACCCAAATCAATATATTCAAGGTATAGGCGCTCTTGAGCGAGGTGCATATAACGTTGGAATTACGAGTGATGAGTTTCAGCAACTTGGTTTTGGCGATAAAGTTCATTCGAGTGAACTGGATGAGGCCCTACAGAGATTACACGCTCGTAATGTAAGTGTCACTGTAGCTAAAGGTGGATGGAAGAATGATGAGGGTAAGCTGTTCCAAGAAAATGCTCTCTCATTACAGTTCCAAGATGGTGCAGCTACAGATGTAAATAAGGAAATGGGACAGTTAGGAAGCGAGTGGAATCAGGAAGCAGTTCTAGTTCAAGAATATGCTCCTAAAGGTGAACCACAAGCCGTAATTGATTTCGGTCGCAAGCTGAGTGGTGATGAAATTACAGAAATAAGTGAAGCGATCAAACAATACTTTGGTGGTTGGACATTTGCAGTTGAGAATCATGGACAACACACCAACCTTATTGTAAGTAGTGTAGCTGAGTGGGGTGGACCTCCTGAAGATCAATTCCTTAAGGAGGTGCAGGCAGTAAACGATACATTACCTGGGGCCACAGCTACTCTCAGACATACTCATAACTACCCACTGGACACGCGCCATGCCGCTACTAATGGAAGCAGTAAGGAAAGCCTTCGAGATAGCAGGAAAATCCCGCTACATACCAGTCAAAGAGTTATTGAAAGAGGAATTACTAGACGGTTTCAGAGTTACATTTTTGAAAGGGCCTACCAACCCCACACCTACGCAGCAGGACACCACCCAAACCAATACATAAAAGGTGTTGGACCTAAGGTAAAAAAGGTTTGGAATGGTGAATCAGTTAATGTTGAAAATGAACCGCAAACTAACGTTAAGGGTGAGATAGGCGAGCAGATTGCGGTTGCATGGCTAAGGCAGAACGGGTTTGCGGGCGCGCAGAAAGTTAATATTAATATACCTAATTTTCCAATTGATATTGCTGATGATTCTATTATGGTTGCTGAAGCTAAAGCTGGCTCCGTTATGAATAGCAAAAAGGCTCAGTGGTGGAGAATGACAATAGGTGAGCCTGGATTGCGTGAAAAAGAAATGATGGCGAAAATGACTGCTACAGAGTTAGCTGCATGGAACAAGAAAAAGCAGCAGGACATTGTAGCACGTAAGACTGCCATTCTACATGATATGGAAAAAGAAAAAGGCCACTCGATAAAGGCATATACCATTACTTCAATTCTTAACAATGACACACACATGGCTGACGTATTTGTGTTTGAAGGGTTCCATGAGAGGATCTACTGGAAAAATGCGGGTGCCAACTACGTAGGGACGTTTAAGTATGGTTAAGGTTACTATCGACGTACCTCAGGATGTGCTCGATGAGTGGAATTCGGAATTAGATAAACAAGGTAAGGAATTCCAATCAGCATTACGTAGGTTGATGCGTGGTGACACTGAAGCGGAAGAGAGCGGTATCAAAGAATGGTATGTGCACAACTTACTGGAAGCATACCAAGCTAGGAATTATATTCAAGGTCATCATCCCAATCAATATGTTAGAGGTCGCGGGCCACAGCCTAAATCTACTGGACCTAAAAAGGGTCACGTACAAACAGGTGAAAGTGAAGGCGTAGCACCTGGGGAAATTCCACCTTGGGAATTGAAAGCACCTGCAACACAACGTTATGAAGGTGATCCTGGTGCAGTATACAGTCCTGCTGAGAGGCACCACAGAACAGGTAGATATGCACTTGGAAGACGAATACAAGGCACAGCATTAAGTAAAGACCCGACTACAGAAGTATCACTACATATGTTCATTCCTGAGAGTGCGACTACGTTTGAACGTAAGCACTTTGAGGATATGATAGTATCACACAGCGACCATGCACAAACACATGCTGGTCATATTAGTTACAATACAGCCAAAGGATTTCAACACACTCCGGGTGACAACTATTACATCAGAGGCAACTACAAGAATATAGAAGAGTTAGGAAACCAGATTGCTCCACAGTTGAGAAGTACGTACGGTGATAATCAACATGTGAAGATTATGACCAATCAGACTCCGAGTGGAATACCTATAAAAAGTGGTAAAACAATTGAGCACTTGAGAGTTGTCGTTCCTTTCAAAGCTGGTACGCCTAAGAATACAGTTGGTGAACGTGTACTGTCCAATGATCAAGTAACAGCTTTATCAAAAGAATTGAGTGGACCTGAGCACAGAGCAATTGTCACTCACCTTGATTTCAACGGTATGCATCTTGCGATTAGTGGCGAAAAAGAAGATATGAATAAGGTAGCCTCCATGCTAGAAAAGAAAGGCTACCATAATAAAGCTGATCACGAATACGGTGCCACTCGATTTGTTCCAACTGACGTAACTTACGAACGGTATCCAATCACTGCTGTTGATGCTATTCCAGATACCAAAGTAAAACAAGTTGGAAAAGGTGCTACACCCAAGAAAGTTAGCGAGTGGTTGAAAGAGGATCGGAGTGATGGGTGACAGGCTCCGAAAGGATAAAGGCTATTCACCTTTTGCGGGGTCCGTAGCCTTTATTCCTTACATTAATATAACGAATGTAAGTAGTCGATACCTATCTCGTGCCATTTTGCACTGACCCTCCACGTGAGGCGCGCTAGGTTCTTGGACTACGGATACAGAGACTTGGGTAGGTGACTGTGTATGGAATTCGATTTAGATCAACTTAAAATAGATTTACAGGACATACTCAAAGTCACTGAAGGTCGCCAACTTTCTGAGACAAACAAAACGCTTGTTCAGCAAATAGCTGATTCGCTGGACAATACAGAAATTGATGATGAAAGTTACAGACCTCTAGTTGAAGAAGTCCAAGAGCTATGTTCTCAGTTACTTGAGAGAGATTTCTCAACTGATAGGCGGCAGGAACTAGCAAAGAGCGGGGCTGCAAAGCCTGATGGTTCCTATCCAATTGTCACAGTTGAGGATTTGAAAAATGCAATCCGTGCATGGGGTAGGGGAGGCGCAACTGAAAGCGACAAACAACACATCATCAAACGTGCCAGAGCGTTAGGTGCAACCAAATTGCTTCCTGAAGGTTGGGGTGGTGGTGACGGAGATAATACAAAGGAAGCAGTTGGTTACAGTCCAAACTTAGGGTTTATGCCTAGCATTGGTGTGTCAGGTGGATATGAAGCACACAACTACACGCCTGGACACCACCCAAACCAATATATTCATGGACATGGTGGGGAAGGTTTACATACGCATGATATTAAGGATCAAGGTGACCTTAACCATGCTATCAGTAACCTTTATGGACATGAAGGCATACACCCTGGCATTATCGAGCACCTGAAAAACGCAGCTAGCAAAATCAAAGGTAAGTTACCAACATTTGCTCCTGCATCATATGCTGTTGCGGGCTATGGGCCTATACCACCTACCGCAATGCGTATGGGGAGTACTGATGATGCTGACTCCGAGTACGTGCCTCCAAGTATTCGTGAGTCAGCATCAGATGTACATATCGGTGAGATAGTTAGTGGAGTAATTCTGGAACAAACTGATCCAGAGAAGAAAGGCCGTGAATGGGAAGTTATGCTCATTCAGGCTGGTACCTCCGCTAACAAGTTTCATTACTCACCTGACACTCTCAAGGACGCAGTAGGTAGAAAAATATTTGAAGGCAAGCCTTGTTTCGCTGACCACTCTGATGAGAACCCATTGAAGCGGAGTGTTAGAGATAAGGTTGGTAAGTACGTAAATACACGCTATGACAGTGTGCAAGTTAAAGGTAAGCAAGTTGAGGGTGTTGTTGGCACTCTCAAAGTTATTGCACCCTGGGTACAGCAAACACTGTTAGAAAGTGTGGAACAAGGTGAACCTGATTTCCTGGGATTCTCTATTGACGGGGATGGTCGATGGGAATCCAAGATTCATGAGAACCAAAAAGTCAAGTGGGTAAATACGTTAGCTAGCATTCGTAGCATTGATCTTGTACATGAGCCTTCCGCTGGTGGACGGCTAACTAAACTTGTAGCCTCAAAAGGTAGTAATATGGAAGACGACAACGACACTGAATCCACAATGACAATTACTAAGACTGATTTGCAGGCAATGCTTGCGGATGCTATCAAAGAGGCTACAAAGCCTACACAGGATTTGCAGGTTGAACTGACTGCGCTGCGTGAGAGTGCTCGTAAGAGTACGCAGTACAGCACGTTGAACGTTGCAATTGCTGCTGCAAGTGGGCTGAGTGACTTGGGGCAGCAGAGAATTAGGGAATCGTTTTCTGAGGCTATCGAGCGACGCGATCTCTCACAAGAAGAGATTGATGCTCGTATTCAAGAACAGGTGGATTATGAAGCTGCCTTATTGGGGCGTTTCATGCCTGTACCTAGTGCTGCTGCTAAAGTTTATCTAGGTGATGCACAGCATGAGAAGATGTTCAAAGCCCTGCAAGGTATGTTTGAGGGTGAGGACATCGATGGTATTCCACAGTTCCGTACACTGAAGGAAGCTTATTGCAGGTGGACTAACAAGGATTACTTCGATGTAGATCCTTGGGAAATGCAAGCAGACTTCAGTGGTAAGTATGATAGTGGAATTCACCACAAGAAGATTCAAGAGTCTTTGAATACGGCTCAGTGGAATCAGGTGTACGCTGACGTTTTCTATCTCATGATGATGAAGACGTACAGAACATCTCCTGTTTACAACCTGTGGCGACAGGTTGTAAGTGAAGTCGAGAATGCACCTGACTTTCAAACTAGGCACTGGACACGTATTGGTGGATATGGCGATCTAACTACGGTTGCTGAATCTGCTACGTATCCATTGCTCACCACTCCAACTGACGAAGAAGTCACCTACGCAGTGCAAAAGCGTGGTGGTTTGGATGACGTTACGTTTGAAAGTATCGTCAATGACCGCGTAGGTGCTGTTCGTCGGATTCCAATTGCTATGGGGCGTGCTGCTGCTCGTACTTTGTGGAAGTTCGTAATGAACATGATTACGACAGACAACCCCACAATGGCGTATGATAGCGTTGCACTCTACAACGCTGCACACAACAACCTGAACACCAACCAACTCCTTACTATTACTGGTATGCAGTTAGCCGTTGCTGCAATGCGACAACAGACTGCGTATAGTGAGGTGTTGGAAATCCTTGGTGAGAGAAATAAGCCTGCTGTGATGATTGTTCCAACTGCATTGGAATACATTGCCAAGCGTATTCTCGATCCATCGGATGCCTTCGCAACTGGATTAGTTGCAGCTAGCGTTGGTTCCAGCGCTGATCCAGACCCACAGGCATTCAAGGGTAGTGGCATTACACCTATTGTTTACGATGTGCTCACTGACCCGTCGGACTGGTATTTGATTGCTAATCCACGAGAGGTGGAAACAGCTATTGTTGGTTTCTTCAACGGTAGGCAGGATCCTGAAATGTTTGTTCAGGACCAACCTAACGTTGGTTCCAACTTCACTGCTGACAAGCAGACTTACAAGGTTCGCCATATCTACAGTGGTGTGGTTGCCGATCATCGTTCCTTCTACAAGAACGTTGCTCCGTAATTATGTGCGGGTGTGGATCAAATACCTAATTTTGATCTAGTTATAATGTTAGGCCCTGGTGTAATTGTTGCTATCGCGGGCGTAGTCATATTCTGGCTACGCACGCGAGCTAAAAAGTAACGGTGTGAGAGGAATTTATGGCTAGTACACCACTTGGTGATATTCCTGGCGCAAGGTTCCATAACGAGAATGCTGCGTCTGTTACTGCATCAGTAGCTTCTAACGGTGCTGGTGCTCGTTTTGGGCAGGTTGGACCTTACGCACACAATGTTCGCATTCGTAATGCGTGGTGGATTCCAACTGGTACCGATCAAGGTGCTAATACTGGATCATATCGACGTATTAGCATTTTCGATGGTGGGCCTAGTGGAACGGTAACTGCAACCGCTAACCGCGTTGCAAGCCTTGGTATGACTGCAAGCCAAGCAAGCCTTGGTGCAATGGCATTCAGTACCGTTGACCGTACCATTTCGGCAGGTAATGTTATTTACTTCTCGCATGATACTGTCGGTGGTGTGGATGTCAACGGTAGTGCATTGCAGGCTGGACAACTTGCATATGCCTATGAGGTGATGTAATTCGTAGAGAGGGGGCAATATGATAACTGGTAGTCCAGTTAAGCTAGCCTTTCTCATTGTTGCTGTACTGTTGTTTCTACTGGCTGCATTACCTTTAGGTGCTTCACCTCCCTGGTGGCCTGGAATTACTAGGCTAGGGTTGGCATTCTTTGCTGCAAGTTTTCTGGTAGCGTAGATAGTTCATGCGTGGCAGAAGAAGAAGAAGAACAGAATAATAAAGACCGCAGTTCGGGTATGAGTATTGATTTTACTTTGAGTATTGCTTATCGACGTAAGCGACCTAATACTCATGGTGATAGATGGGAAGCTCGTGCTGATTCATTTGGTCTGTTAATAATTGGCTCTATAGTGACTATTATCATTCTGTTAGTCTTCGTGCCTCGCATTCTAAGTGCGCTATCTTCTTGAGTGGGCGTGAGTAGTCTAGATGGTTAAGGGCCTGAGATCATCGAAAAGGCGATTCCCTAACGCCCTGACTACTTACGATTCTAATAATGTTATTCTTTGTTAGGGAAAGAAAGATGAAGGGACGGTAGGGTGTCTCATACAAAACTAGGTACACGAGTATTACTTGCAATTCCAACTACACACAATGCTAGGCGCAGTACTGACTGGATAACGGCTATGCACTGTATACAAATGCCGTTAGGTAGTTCATTAGGCATACAGTGGATAGAAGACGAAGATATAGGGCCTGCTAGAAATCAACTGTGCCAAAAAGCTCTGGATGAGAATTGTGATTATATTTTCTTCCTCAGCGACGATGTACTTCCTCCACCTAACGTATTACTATCACTGCTAAATAGAATTGACAGAAAGTACCCGTCACCTGATGAAGATAAGAAGAGGGGCGGGGGTGGTGAATTATGCAGAATGGTTACAGGAGTTTACTGGACTAAAACATACCCTCCTGAACCATACCTGTTTAATGGTGTATTAGAAGGTACTTACAAGGATTGGCAGGTTGGGGAATTTTTTCCAATTGACATGGCAGGTTGTGACTGCTTACTAATCAATACTGAGATACTTCGTGAAATACCTCAGCCGTGGTTCTCTACTGATTGGCTTTGGAGAAAAGATCAGTGGAAGCCTTCATCCATTGCCACCGAGGATTTTTATTTTTATTCCAAAGCTAGAAAGTATGGATACCGACTCTGGTGTGATAGTTCGGTACAGTGCTATCACGAAGATAGATTTACAGGTGTCAAATTCGGCCTCGAAGAAGGAATGCAACAGGCTGGAAATCTTCTGCCTGAATTGGATCAGTATAGCGGTAAGCTCATAGCTGATTTAGGAAGTGGTTCAGTACCTACACCGTGGTTGTATGGAAAAGATACTAAGATAGTTAGGTTCGACACGCAGAGTAGTGTGCGACCCGATGTGCGATGTGATTTACGCGCCATTCCTGAAATATACTACGGACAGTTCGACGTGGTATACGCATCACATGTACTTGAGCACTTTGCCAGAAGTGAGGCACAGGAAGTTATTAGGCACTGGTGCCAATTGCTTAAAGTAGGTGGTAAGCTGGAAATTCATGTTCCTAATTTGGGTCAAGCCTTCCGAGTACTGCTTGATGATAATGCGAGTGGAGAGTTACGGAAGTATGCTTGGCAGCAAATATACGGTGCTGAGTATGAAGTTGATGTACCGTGGGAACACAAGAATGGTTTTATTAAACAAAAGCTCTTTAACTTATTCTCAACAGTACCAGAACTTACTGACATAGAAGTAGCAGAAGCAACATTCCACAACACCAATGACGATACCAACCTTAAAGCTACTGCGGTGTTGGCGCGTGCAATTGAATATGAAGTGGTGGAATCAATCACTACTAATGGAATTGTGCATGTGGACACTGAAGCGAAGCTAAGTGACGCGAAGCTGAGTGAAGCGGAGCTAAGTGAGCCAGAGAGTAATGGAGTTAAGGTAGAGGCTGTATGAGCTATCCACTGTATGCAACTGCTACTGGAAATGTAGGCAACCCTGGTGGTGGAGTAATTAGTTCTATCAACTGCTTTGCTGTTACAGCCACTTTTAGACAGAATGGTTCAGGCGGAGCAATTTTCCTAGACATGGGTGCAGCAGCTAGTACATCACAGCAAACATTCTTCGACAACTTGAATTATCAGGGACAGTTACATGTCACTATTACAGGTACAGGTTCAGTTACAGTAGAAATGGAATAGGGCGTGCACAACGAAGCATATCATTACGTACTCCAAAAGCTACGCAAGCTACCTCAACCAAAGGGAGTGGTTGAGTTTGGTGGACGTGATTTAAATGGCTCTGTTAAGAGACTATATAAAACACCAAACTATGTAAGTATTGATTTATATGAGGGACCTGGGGTAGATATAGTAGCTGATGCTGAGAATTTCGAGTGGGATGGCCGTTGGCCTGTTGACCATGTTGTTAGTGTAGAAACATTCGAGCACGCACCTAACTGGAAACAGCTAGTAGCACGTGGCTATGAACTGCTTGAGAATGGTGGCTACATGATAATTACGTGTGCTACCGATCCACGTGAACCTCACTCCACTCATGATGGCGTTCCAGTTAGTATTCGTAAGTTAGGTGATGATGAGACTTACAGGAATGTTCCAAAAGAAGAAATGGATGCCTGCCTGCATGAGGTGGGTTTTGAAGTACTAGAAATCAATACACTTGAACGTGGCGATTTGAGAAGTTTATCTAGGAAACCTATGGTCTAAGTATGTTCACACGAATGTGGCTTACAGACGAAGAGAGTGACATAGCTGGATACAAACGTGCCAAGTTAGATAGTAGAAGTGAATCGTGTTCATTAGTACGGAGTGTCGCGGCTGTAAGTGGTAATGGTGTTGTAGGTAGTTGGATTACTAATCCACTTGACGGCCCTGTTATCAGCAGTCAGCAATGGGAAGCTCACTTGTGGATGTATCAAACTAATGGTGCATCGAATGCAAGTGTGCAATTGAGTATTCTCAGATATACCAATCAGGAAGTAGCTCCACCTGTATTGGGTGATAGTGTTGCGTTGCCTACAAGCAGGAGAGATATAGCTCGAACTACTACTGCATTCGCAACTAACACTCCGCTCAATGTTGGTGACAGATTAATAATCAGAGTCAGTCAGAGTGGTACTGTAGGTACAGGCTACAATGTTGAGTTAGACTACAACGGCTTCTTTCCTAACTCTGAGGGCGATTCATACATACTGTGTCCAGATACTTTGGAATTGGCTAGTGAACTACCTGATACTGTGATAATTGATATCCGACAGATGTTGAAGGACATGAGTAATACTAACCCATCAATGTCGGATACTGAGGTTGCATTACAGTACGATCTGGCTCTCAAGACATACAGTCAAGCTAGACCACTGATTGTGTCACAATACTATTCAGGTGACAGTAACAGTTACCAGTTTTCGTTACCGCGTTTGTGGGTCAAAGGGCTGAGTGACATTATCAGTGTAGAATATCCAACTGGTATCAATCCTCGATCTATGCTTACCAAGAGTGACGATTGGGGAATATTCGATACTTGGTTGGGTACGCAGCCTGTAACCAAGGTATGGATATCACAGATTCCGCAAAGTGGAACTGACAATGTTATGATGACCTACACTACAGGTCACTTACATAACATGGATATCTGTACCATTCCTTATCTCGATAGAATTGCGGTTGAATGGTTAGCCACGTCATATTGTGCTCGTGCGATGAGTGCACGTGGTGCCAGCTACATTGATAGTACCATTGATGCTGACACAGTTAACTATCGAGACATGGAAATTCGTTGGAAGGATGTTGCAGCACAGTATTATCAGATGTGGCACGATTTCATATTCGGTTCCAAAGATGGTGATAATGCTGCAAGTGGTCGAGACGATTGGGATGTAACGACAGAGTGGGGCATGGATTACCTGTTCCACAGACGTAGGTACAGATAGTTGTGTGAATGTGTGAATGTGTGAATGTGTAAATGAGCATTATCGGCATAGTTATTGACACTCCAACTGGATTTGTTGAGTTTGACAGATCGTTGGATCCTCGTTTGTTTGACGCCAAGGCGCGGAGAGCAATGCGAGAGTCAATGAAACTATTGCAGAAAATAGCTCGTGATAAAACACCAATTGATACAGGTCGAGCAGGTCGAACACTTACAACTCGTATAATTGGACAAGCAGTTAATTTAACTGGTGTGCTAGCTAGTCCCGAACAATACTTCTATAACCTTGAGTATGGAAGATCTGTAGGTGCAACTATGCCGCCAGAAGCACCACTGGCTGCGTGGGCTAATAGACACGGAATTGAAGGTAGAGGCGCAGTATACCTGATAAGACGTGCTATTAGCCGACGCGGTATCAAACCCCTTCGTATTTTACAACAAAGTTTAGATCAGGGTATGCCAGATATAGTGAGAATGTGGCAAAAGGAATTCGATGGGTATCCAAGTCGATCTTAGAAACTCCATAGTCAACAGAATGAATACTGTTGATGAAATTGGTGTTGTCCATGAGAAAACTATTTTCTCAAATTCTCAGGACACGTTTCTGGATCAGTTTACAACTATCATCGATGGTAACAGACAAATAAGAGGTTGGTGGGTTTCACCTCCAACTGTGTTCAATGCAGTCAATCCCGATACAACATTCGATTTCCCAACTGACACTCTAGATTATGCAGTGCACGCCGTTATGGGAATGTCGATGAACAGTGACAGTGAAACAGAATTCACCGATCTGGTGTATCGAACTAGGGATGCTCTGCGTGTAATGGTGGATTGGGGCCTTGTAGAAGTTATCAAGTATTCTACAGTTGTTTCTGTGCCAACACTAGATTTGAGACAGTTCGGTTCAGTTATGTGTCATTACTGCGAGCTACATGTGCAAGTGAATGTTGAATATGATGTAGATAATGGAGGCGGTTGGGTTGTCGGTGCTCCGTAGTTCTAGAGTAGACAGGCCAATGAAAATTCTGCTCGTAGGTGGTGGAGCAGGAATTAGTATCAAGGATGTTGAGAACGGTTATTATGAGGCACTCGTGCGGGCGGGTGCTGATGTCAAGTTACATTTGCTAGACTACAGAATTGATAATAGTTACAAGTATTTGGTTTACGCTTGGGAGAATTTCTATCAAGGTAAGAAAACAGGCTACCCTGGACCGACATGGAACGATGCTATTTACCTAGCTAGTCAGAGCGCATTAGAAATGGCTCTCAAGTTCGATGTCGATTGGGTGATAATTGTCAGTGCGATGTACTTCCATCCAGACATGATTATTCTCATGCATCGTGCTGGACTCCATATGGCAGTGTTACTAACTGAAAGCCCATACATGGATCTCGAACAGGGTAGAGTTGTTGGATTGGATATCGATGGAGCCTGGACAACTGAACTTGCGTCGGTACCAGTGCTAAAGAAATCCAATTCAAATGTTCAATACATCAGGCACGCATACGATTCCACTAAGCACTTTCCTGTGCTTCATGAAGGTAACGGTGAAGGTGATGCTGGACCTGATTGGTTAAACAACACTATCCCGTCACACGACGTTGTGTTTGTTGGAACTGCATTCGAGGAACGTATTGAAACTCTAGAGGCTGTTGATTGGACTGGTATCGACCTGGGCCTATACGGTAATTGGGAGTTATTGGATGATGAAAGTCCATTGCATGATTTCGTCAGAGGGGAATACGTAAGTAACACTGATGTAGCCAAGTTATATAGTAAAGCCAAGGTAGGCCTGAATCTGTACAGGGATTCTGAATTATTTGGCCTTGGCACAACTCACATTAAGAGGGGCGCGGCACTGAGCATGAACCCCCGCGCATATGAACTGGCTGCATGTAAAGTACCAACAATTAGCGATTGGCGATTAGAGCAAGAAGAAACGTTAGGCGATAGTGTTATGACTTTCAAGGAACCAGTACAACTGGAATACAATATAAGGGAGATGTTGAAAGATAAAGAGTTGCGACTAGATATGGCTGAGCGAGCCTTTTGCAGAATACAAGGTCACACGTTCGATGAGCGTGTAAAGCAAATATTCAGAACCCTTGAGGGTTGATTTAGAGGTACGTAATGGCTACCAAATACCACGGTAAAAGTGGGCTGGTTTATCTTTCGACAACTGGTACCAGTGCTGTAACTCTAGTTGGTGGTATGCGTGGTTTCACGCTTGACGGCTCCACTGACACTGTTGACGTTACTGAGTTTGGTGCAACTAACCGTACTTACGTTATTGGTTTCCCAAACTTCACTGGAACGTTGGATGGTTTTTGGGCTTCTGACGATAGTACTGTACGCTCCGCATCTGGCTCTGCTGATGGTTGCAACATTTATCTGTATCCATCGAGCAATGCTATGACCCGCTACGTTGGTGGACCTGCATTTCTTAACTACTCCATTCGTACTGCTGTTGATCAGGCTGTTGCTATCACTGCAAACTTCAGTGCTAGAGGCAACTGGATCAACGCACTGTAGAATTTTCTATTAGACTTTCATCAGGCCACCTCTTCACTGTTCATCGGCTACGCGGCCCACGTTGGCTGTGCACGGCGATTTACTTTATAGGGAAATGTGATGACTCAGGCTCCAATCACACGAATGCCGGTTAAAACTGTCACTATCGATCTCGGTGCGATAGGTTATGAGGGTTGGTGGGTGAAAATGCGTACCAACCCTCCTGCTTACGTTTATGACGGATTCCTTACTAACGATACTAATGAAGGTAACAATGGTAGGGAATGGGAGTCTTGGAAGACAATTGTCATAGATTGGAATATCTATGACGATGAAGGCAACAAACTTCCACTGCCCAAGGATGGCACTGAGAAGAGTGCACTGCCTTATGATATTCAAGCTCAAATCATACGTGAGTATGTTGAAGCTTTCAATAAAACACTGAGCATCCCAAAAGAGTTAGAAGACAAATCAGGAACTACATCATTGACAGGCACCGAAAATCGGACCAACGGTTCGGTGTAGCACCACCAATTGAGTGGATTCCAATATTGTTGGCAGAACGTTTCGGTGGTGGACCCGAGATGTATTACATGATGCCCGCTGACAGACGACAATATTGGTTGACACTACTGGGAATTGAGGGTGAAGTATCCTCTCAGTTCACAGAAGATATTGATGATGTTGTTTGGTACGACGATGATGAGTAGTCCATTTTCTAACTTGTAAACTTGTAAACTTGTGAACTTGTAAAGTAGTATGCCTGACGCTGAGATACATCTAAAGTTTACGGCTGACACTAAGGAGTTAGCGGCAGCACGCAAAGTTTTAGATGACCTCAAGCTGGATGCTCAGCAAACTGTAACTGCACTAAGCCAGCTAGGTTACACGTTTAGTGGGGCTGTAAATGGTTCAGTAGGGACACCTGTTGGTGCTGCACCAAGCGTAGGGATTACGCCTCCTACACAACAACCTGCTGCTGAAAAACCTATTTTATCTACTGCACCTCCACCTGGGGGAGCCCCTGTCAAAACACCGTATGGTATTGTAGGTAGGGCTGGTATCGGGGAAGGTGGACCTACTACAGTTGTTAATGTTACTGGTGGTGCTGGTATTGCTGGTGGTGCTGGTGGTGGGGCTGTAGTTGCACCACAACTGATACCACCTGATGTTCAACCAATACACATTCCAGTATTGGTTGATAAACCTGTCATACCGCCAGCTAACGTAGTACCAATCAAAATACCTGTTGAGGTTGAAAAGCCACAGGTACCCGCTCCCGACCTTACACCTATTGTTATACCCACTCGGGTTGACAAGCCAATAATACCTGATGCAAACGTGGTACCTATTAAGGTACCCGTTTTTGTTGATCAGCCTGTTGTTCCAGCGCCAAACCTGACGCCGATTAAGGTACCGACTCAGGTAGATAAACCTGTTATACCTGAACCTAACATAGTACCAATCAAGATACCTGCAATTGTTGATAGGCCACAGGTACCAACTGCTGACTTGGAGCCAATCAAGGTTCCAACAATTGTTGATAAGCCAGTTGTACCTGACGTTAGTGGTACTGTAGTTCCGATAAAGGTACCTGTTGAAGTTGAAAAGCCTCAAGTACCTGCGCCAGATATTACGCCAATTACTATACCAGTTACGGCTGAGAAGCCAGTCATACCATCACCCCTCATACCAACAATTACAGTACCTGTTGTTGTCGATAAACCTGTTGTTCCTGCTGCTGATATTGTTCCTATTGAGATACCAACAGTAGCAGAGCGGCCTGTTATACCTGAGCCTGATGTTGTTCCCATCAAGATACCTACAAGTATTGACAGGCCAATTATTCCAGCGCCAGAAATTCCGCGTGTTGTAATTCCTACTGAAGTTTTACAACCACAGATACCAGAACCTAATGTTGTACCGATCAAGATTCCGGTTGTGGTTAATAAACCACAGGTACCACAGGCTGACGTTACGCCGATCAACATACCTACGGTTGTTGATA